GTCAACGCAATGGAGAAGATGGACAAAGAGAAGAAGCTGTCCAAAAAGGAAATGTATTCCATCGTAGCTCTTTGGCGTCGAGCCAATCCTAAAATTGTTGAGTTTTGGGCGGAGGTGAACGAGAAGGCCATCGAGTGCGTCCAGACCAGGAAAACCAAGAAAGTAAGTTGTCTCGTCTTTGAACATGACGGGACCAATTTGACGATAGCTCTCCCGGCTGGGAGAAAATTATACTACAGAAATCCCCGTGTGAGACCCAACAGGTTCGGGCAGACTGGCATTGTCTACGACGGCATGGTCCAGTCAGTAGGATGGACAGAGGTAGAGACATACGGGGGCAAACTGGTGGAGAACATAGTCCAGGCAATCTCCCGGGATCTTCTCGCCGAAGCAATGTACAGACTAAGCATTATGAAAGACTTCGAGATAGTAATGCACGTCCATGATGAAGCCATTGCAGAGGTAGACGAGGATCGAGCCGGGGATTGTCTGGAAACTATGTGTAGAGTTATGGGAGAGGATCTTCCTTGGCTGAACTGCTTGCCAATGGGATTACCTCTCAAAGCAGACGGATACGTTACTAAATTTTATAAGAAAGACTAATGACATACGACGGGGAACTTGATATTGCAATCGGGCTGAGTGCAAGATCAAAAGTATGGAGCAACAAGAAACTGAAATGGTCTGAATTGGTCAGTCGACTCGGGGAGGAGAACAAGACCACTGAAACATTTAAGGAGTTTGTTTCTGCAAGCAAGGAAGACCAGCTCAAAATAAAAGACGTAGGCGGATACGTTGGAGGCTACCTGAGAGGGGGCAAAAGAAGCCCGGCCAATGTGGTCCACAGACAGTTGATGACACTCGACTTGGACTTTGCCCACAAAGACCTCTGGGATGACTTTACTCTCCAGTTTGACAATGCAGCTGTTCTGCATGGGACTCACAAACACTCGGATGCGTCTCCCCGGTACCGACTAATAATGCCACTGAGCAGAGAAGTCACGGCTGATGAGTATGTGGCTATAAGCCGAAAAATTGCCGGGATAATCGGCATAGACCTTTTCGACAATTCAACTTTCGAGACCAACCGACTCATGTTCTGGCCTTCTACGCCGAAGGACATGGACTACTACTTTAGGGTTCAGGACGGTCCATGGATTGATGCTGACGAGGTCCTCAACTCATATGCCGATTGGAAGGACTCATCACTTTGGCCCACAGCTTCGTCCCGTTTCGAAGCTGTCGACAGAGCCGTTAAGAAGCAGGAGGACCCAACCATAAAGAGGGGGCTCATAGGAGCGTTCTGTAGGACGTACTCCATACCCGAAGCAATAGAGACCTTCCTCTCCGACACCTATGTCCCGTCAGCATTGGAAGACCGATACACTTACACAAAAGGCAGCGCCTCGGCTGGTCTGATCGTGTATGAGGACAAGTTCGCTTATTCCCATCATGGAACTGACCCGTGTGGGGGTAAACTTTGCAATGCGTTTGACCTGGTCCGCATACACAAATTCGGCCACCTTGACGACAAGGTCAAGGATCCTTCGTCGAAGTTGCCAAGTGTGTCAGCAATGGAGGAGTTCGTACGCAATGACCCCGACACTAAGACAACCATTGCCAACGACCACATCAACAGTGCCAAGTACGAGTTTGCCGATCCAGAGCATGATCGGACTCAGGAAGAAGTAGTCGAAAAGGAGGTTGACCCGGAGGCTGAGAGCGTCGAGTGGATGAAGGAGCTGGAGGTTGATACTCGGGGAGCGTACCTCTCGTCGGATGCCAACCTCAACCTCATATTTGCAAACGACCCCAGATTCAAAAGACTGTTCAGACAGAACGACTTTGACGGTAAGAGGTACGTTTTTGGGAATCTCCCATGGCGTCGGGTTGTTAAGCCGGAGCCTGTCAAGAACGTAGACTATTCCGGGGTCAGGAACTATTTGGGTTGCGTATATGGCATAACGTCCTCGCTAAAGATCGACGATGCCATGGCTCTGGAATTTGAACGCAACCACTTCCACCCGATTCTGGACTACCTCAATGACCTCAAATGGGACGGGATCCAACGGGTAGACAAACTCCTGATTGACTACATGGGGGCTGACGACAACATCTACTCTCGCGAAGCCATCCGCAAGATGCTGGTTGGAGCAGTTGCCCGAGTTATGAATCCTGGGGTCAAATTCGACCTTGTGCTTATGCTCGTAGGACCTCAAGGATCCGGCAAAAGTACGTTCATCAAAAAATTGGGAAAATCCTGGTTTAGCGATACATTCCTGACAGTCCAAGGAAAGGAGGCTCTCGAGCAGATCCAGGGGGCATGGCTTATTGAAATAGCTGAGCTCTCAGGTCTCCGCAAAGCGGAGGTTGAGTCAGTGAAGCATTTCATATCTAAGTCCGAAGACTCATTCCGACCAGCGTATGCCAGAACTTCTGAGATATATCCCCGGCAATGCGTCTTTTTCGGCACCACCAACGACAGCGAATTCCTGAGAGACCCCACTGGCAACAGACGATTCATGCCAGTGGACGTGGTCCCAAACAATGCCAAAAAAGACGTATTCATGGAACTGGACGACGAGATAGACCAGATATGGGCTGAGGCAGTTGTCCTGTACAAATCCAAGGAAAAACTCTATTTGAGTCATGAAGCAGAAAAAATAGCCAAAAATGAGCAAAGCTCGCACAGCGAGTCGGATGAACGGAAAGGCATCATTGAGGCGTACTTGGACAGACAGCTCCCGGACAACTGGGACTCGATGGACCTCTACCAGAGAAGAGACTTCCTGGTCGATGAGTTAAACCCCAAAGGGACCACCCCCCGAGACTACGTGTGTGTTGCTGAGATATGGTGCGAATGTCTTGGACGGAACCGAGAGGACATGGATCGATATAAGACCCGAGAAATAAATGACTTGTTGAAGAGCATGCCCGAATGGGAACCGTGCAAGTCTACTAAAAATTTCCCCATTTATGGAAAGCAAAAATATTACGTGCGAAAACTCGATTGAGAAACGGCTCGTCACTGAGGTGGAGAGAGTTGGTGGCTGGTGTTTGAAACTCCCCGCAATTCACAATGCTGGCCTCCCTGACCGGCTCTGTCTGTTCCCAGGTGGCGAAGTCGTTTTCGTTGAGTTGAAAGCATTCGGCAAAAAGCCCAGAAAAATACAGACATTAATGCACCAGAAACTGAAAGCAATGGGCTTTCGAGTCGAGGTGATAGACACGACCATGGGTTGTAAAATGTTAGCATTGGAATATGACAGAAAATGATCTCCATCAATACCAGCTACAAGCTGTTGACCACATAATAAGCCACACGCACTGTGCTCTGTTCCTGGACATGGGATTGGGTAAAACAGTGTCTACTTTGACAGCCATCAACGAGCTCATGTTTAAAGAGGTCGAGATACGACGAGTGTTAGTCATAGCTCCCAAAAGAGTAGCCGAGTCAGTCTGGACACAGGAGGTCGAGAAATGGGACCATTTGAAGCACATCAAAGTGTCTCGCATCATCGGAACAGAACGTCAACGTCGTGAGGCTCTCGCCAAGAAGGCAGACGTATACACCATCGGGAGAGATAACGTGGCTTGGCTATGCGGGCTCTACGGGGGATCTTGCTTACCATTCGACATGGTGGTCATCGACGAGCTCAGCAGTTTCAAGAACCCCAAGTCAATCAGATTCAAAGCTCTTAAGCACGTTCAGGCTTCACTCTCCCGAGTAGTAGGTTTGACTGGTACCCCGGCACCCAACGGTCTTATGGACCTTTGGGCCCAAATGTACCTCCTGGACCGGGGAGAGCGCTTGGGCAAATACATATCCCACTATCGTGACAACTACTTTAAGCCAGGACGTAGAAACGGGCATATTGTATATTCGTACGACATATCCAAAGAGAATCAGGAGCGCATATATTCAAAGATAGGGGACATCTGCATGAGCATGAAAGCTAAGGACTACCTCGATCTCCCCGAGCGCATCGACAACATAGTCGAGATCCAGATGCCCCCCGAAATCCAAAAAGCTTATGACTCTTTCGAGGAGGAACAAGTTCTCAGCATGATTGATCAGCTCGGGGACGCCGTAGAGATACCAGCTGTCAATGCAGCAGCTTTGTCCACTAAGCTCCTCCAGTTTGCCAATGGAGCAGTGTACGATGAACAGAGAGTGGCTCACGAGGTGCACACGTTGAAGATCGAAGCCACGAAGGAACTCATTGAGGACGCCGGGGGACAGCCGGTCCTCATAGGTTGGACCTTCCAGCATGATAGGGACCGACTCATGAAGGCTCTGGCCAAGTATAAGCCCCGAGAACTCAAAACGGAGAAGGACATTATAGACTGGAATGCTGGCAGAATTCAGGTTCTTTTGATGCACCCGGCTTCAGGGGGTCACGGGCTCAACCTCCAAGCCGGAGGACACCGCATCATCTGGTTTGGGCAGACCTATTCTCTTGAGCTGGAGCAGCAGTTCAATGCTCGACTTGACCGACAAGGACAGAAGGAGGTTGTTATAGTCAATAAACTGGTATGCTCGAAGACAGTGGACCAGGACGTCATAAGAGCCCAGAAAGCGAAGACCCGGGGGCAGGATGCTCTCATGGAAGCTGTAAAAGCGAGGGTCGAAAAATATATGAAAAAATATCGCAAAACATCGTAGTATTTGTAGCAGAATTCTTACATTTGTGATACAAACAAAAGGATAACACTATGAAAAAGATCATCAAATTCCTGGAAGCAGACACCGCATGGGCAAACTACAAAAGAGAATTCACCGAAAGTGAGGAAAACTTAAAACTAGACACTACAGAAAAGATCATTAAATCCCTGGAAGACAACTACGCATGGGAAAACTTCGAAAAGGAGTTTAAGAAACACGGGCGGGACCTGAAAATCTACAAAGAGAAATGCAAAACATGAGAAAACCTAGAATTAAGCTCCGCGTTCCCGTGGGCTTGTACGGATCAAGGATTCATTTACTGGGAAAGGCTAGATGCAAAATGGAGACAGGTAAACAATACATTTAAAGGACAACTATTGAGCGATGACTAACAGGGAAAAAGCAACCAAAGAGATTAGGCGGGTGTGGCTGGACGCGGCCCTTCGAAAGGAGGAATTAGTTACAGTCGAATTGGATTGAAATAATTTCAATTTTCCTGGTGAAAAATTTTTTTAATTGGACATTTTTTCTTACTTTTACACTACACTTAACAACTAAACACTATGGAAAAGTTTATCGAAAAGTACAAGAGCTACAGCTCGAAAGTTCTTCAAAAGTTGGCCAAGGTCAAGACCGGTGACGAGCTTGACGCCATCGAATCCATCCTCGCATCGAGAGGAGCATCTCAGGAACATCCGGCAGAGGAGGGCGCTGTCTACAATGCCACTGAGACCGAAGAGTACAAAGCCGAGAACGGCATCAAGGAGAACGACGAGGTCGCCGAGGAGAAGCCGAAGAAGACTCGCAAGGCAAAGACTCCGAAGGAGCCCAAGGAGCCCCGCCCGCTGAAAAAGGAGGTATCGGCAGAAGAGGCAAAGGCTAACCTCGAGAATGCCAAAACCAACATTGGTCGCTTCTGCAAGTTCATCTGCACGAAGACCAAGGAGCAGACCGACGGCATCATCATCGGAGTTCGTCTCGACCCCCGCAACAACTTCATCCAGTACCGCATCAAGACAATCGACGGGCACGTCTGGGGCAAGGGCATCGACTCGAAGGACCTGGAGCTCGGCGAGATGGCACCGGTTCCCGAGGAGAAGCCGAAGCGCGGCCGGAAGAAGGCTGACGAGGCAGCTCCCGAAGCAGCTCCCGAAGCAGAACAGAACGAGCCGGAGAACGCACCGGCTGAGGAGTAAGTCAAAACTCCTCGCCAAGTGGAGCCGTCACTCCACTTGGCACCCCGGAGTGGTACAGGAGGGTTCGAGTCCCTCCCCGGGGTCTAACCTATATACTAAAAATCATGAGTAACATACTTAAACACGCTGACCAAATCATCAATGAGCGGGCAGAGGAAAAGGAGAGACAATACGGACCGTTCATGGAATGCAACCAGAAGGCCGCAGAGATCGCCTCGGTCATTACCGGTAAGCCTCTGACCGCTCTTGACGTGTCTTGGGTCCAAGTGGCAGTGAAAATGGCACGTGAATCCAATGCACACAAGGAGGACAACCTCCTTGACATGGTAGCCACAATCGGGGCCATCAACAACGAACTCGAGGACCCCAAGCCGTTAAAAGCTCCGGGAGTAGTACCTACGTACTTCTCAACCATTTCGGAGGCTGTGGACTTCATCCGGATCAGTCCCGTCGAGGTGCATGACATCAAACATGTTCTCACAGAAAAGGGACTCAGAATAGCTGTATACTACTCGCCCAAAGAAGACCCGGGGCAATGTAACCCGTTCACAGAGATGCAATGCAACCCGTTCACAAAGATCAAGCTATGAACACACAAGATTTTAAGCCATCTATTAAAAGCTGGGAGGAGATTTATGCCCTCCAGGGGGAGCTCCAACTCATGTACAGACCTTACTTCAAGGAACGTATCGCGAACTTTGACATTAACACTTTGGAGGATCAGGAGCTTTTCAAAAAACTCTGTTGGCAGATTGTCGAGGAACTCGCTGAGGCAAAGGAGGCTATCGAGGAGGAACTCGATAGCGAGCACTTTGAGGAGGAGCTGATTGACGCATTCAACTTCATGTTGGAGCTTTACCATCTTTATGGTATGACTCCCACTTTCGACTGGACGCTGCCTAAATGGGCACAGGTTCTGGAAGACGAGGATTTTGCGGGGGATCTGCTTACCTTAATCGGACACATTGGCATGACAGCAAACTGTCTCAAGAACCGGGAGTGGAGACAATCTCAGTACATGGTTGACCTGGTAGTTTTCGAGGACCGGCTCAAGTGGATATGGACTTACTTCGTCATAATGTTCGAGCATTTGGGTCTCTCAGAGACTCGAGTCAAAGAGCTCTGGTCATTGAAGTATCAAGTAAATATGTTTCGCATTAAATCCAAATACTGACATGGGTAGAATATTCAAAGACTGTTTCGAAATGATCCGGGAGATGGATCGGGAGCTCAAGGTTTCCGGCATCACGGTCCCGGTCAACCATTACCAAAACCAAGAACTCAGCGGGGACGACCGGCTTACCAAGGAACTCATCGGGGTGAGCTTCGTCATCTCGAAGCCGTATCTCGGCAAACGTGAGATGCTCGACTTCATGTTCAAAGACGAGGCCGAGCTCATCGAGAAATATTGCCGAGCAGAGCTCTCCGACCGGCTTGACCGAAACGGGGTCAATCCGGGTAAGAGCTGGGAGATCCGCCGGGACTTGTGGCAGAAGCTGGTGAGCAAGACTCGTCAGGAGGGTCGCTTCGACTACACCTACTCGGAGCGTCTGCACATCTTCCACAAGGGACCCGAGATCCACCAGTTGGACAATGTCATCATGACTCTCCGGGACGACCCGCACTCCAGACGAGCAATGGTCATGATCTTCGAGCCGGAGGACACCCGGGCAACAGCCGGGGCTCTTACCCGAGTACCTTGTTCCGTCAGCTACCAGTTCCTCATCCGAAACAATCGACTCCACGTGATATATTATATCCGGAGCAATGACTTCTTCAAGCACTTCGCAATTGACATCTGGTTGACGGAGGCCATGATGGACTACGTGTTCAACATCCTCGCAGCCACCTATCCCTCTCTCAAGAAGGGATCTCTGCATTACTTCGCTGGGTCCCTCCATGCATACAACGAAGATCTTTCCAAATGGGTAATCTATTAAGCTATGACTATCGACGAAGCAAGAGCTAAAGCTCATCAGCAATATGACGATTGCATGTTCTGTCCGGGATGCTCGAAGCTCCTGACTGGGCTCCACATGGGGAGCCAGTGCTACACCAACTGGATTGAGAAAAAGGCACAACAGATCCTCGAAAATTCGAAGAAAAGACATGACAGGAGGAAGTGAGGAGCCCATCATCATTGGGCTGGCAATAGCAGTAATAATCGGAATAGGGATCGTTTGTCTCATGGACGCTCTCAAAAACAAACTCAAGTGATATGTGCGGAATAAGTATAGCAAGAAGGGCTAACGCCATTGACCAGATCAAGCATCGGGGCATTGAGTTCGCCCAGATTGCCGAAGGAGGATGGTTCCTCGGTCATGTACGTTTGCCCATTCAGACTGAGCCAGGGGATGACCTGGCTCAGCCCATAAAACTGGCAGGAGACAACGGATGGCTCCTTTACGTCGGGGAGATCTACAACTATCCTCAGAAGTATAACAGCGACGTCGAGTACCTCCGCGACCTGTTTGGATCCTCGTGTCTCGAAGACATCATCTATGAAGCCAACAACTGGGATGGCATGTGGGCAATATGCTGGTACCGGAAGGGTCAAATTATTGCTTTCACCGACCCTCTCGGAAAGAAGCAACTCTACTACAACCAATTCGGGGAAATCTGCTCGGAGATAACCCCGTTGGTGTCGGACTTCCGAGACTTCGACCGGTACTATCAGTCGGAAGTGTTCAAATGGGGGTACAACTGGGATGACAGAACTCCATGGAACAACGTCAAGCGTATTATGCCGAATACTGTCTATTCCTTAGATGACATGAAGGTGAAGCCCACCATTATCCGGAGGGACTACTACAGATGGGAGATAGGGGAACGGAGTCATTTCGCAAAATCCGAGTTCGCCGAAGTCCTCCGGGGCTTGGTCGAGAGGTCCGTAAAACGCCGGGCAATGTACTCTAAAGTCCCGGTCGGGGCTTTGGTTTCAGGAGGACTGGATTCATCCATAGTTGCCTCTATTCTTCATCGAATGGGTCTGGGGGTTAATCTCTATATGGTGGAGAATAATGAATCAAAATTTGGCATGCTATTGTCCGAATTTTTAGGGGTTTCTATCACCTCTCTTGGCCCCATCCCTGATGATGATTGCCTGGAGAGGTGTCTCCGCTACAACGAGACCCCCATAGACTTGGGCTCCATGATCCCCCAGTTCCGACTCATGGAGAAGGTCAAGGAGAAGGTCATCCTGACCGGGGATGGAGCTGACGAACTCTTCGGAGGCTATCGCCGAGTTGATGACTATGACTCCCAGCTCTCAGACGTGTTCCAAGAGCTTCCGTTCTACCACATGCCTCGGCTTGACCGGGCTTCCATGAGGAGCACAGTTGAACTCCGGTCACCATTCCTGGGACATGACGTTGTCAGGTTCGCTCTCCGCTTGCCACGGGAGGATCGAACTCACAAGCGCATTCTCAAAGATGCTTTCAGCGACGTCCTGCCTCAGGAGATTCTCGACCGACCCAAAGAGCCTCTCAAGTGCCAAAGTATACGGCAGGATCCGATGGCGTACCGCAAGAAGTGTCACGAAATATTCTACAACTTATGGCAATAGCTATTGGATATTACCGGGTATGGTTTAAAGAAGATGACTCCAATACGGAGGCTCAGTGGTTCAAAATGACGCTCCGTAAGGGGTCTGTTAGACCTTCCATACGTTCCATAAATCGGGAAGAGGCTTTGTGGTGGATCAAGTCTCGAAAAATGAAAGACGTCACCCCCGGAAATCCCGCGGGCAAGATATTTGAATCGGATGGTCAACCGTTCAGGAAGGCATTCCAGGAGCTGCCTCTTCACACTCGGTATAATTTCATAGAAGGAGCATCACTCTCATCAGGCACAACACACCGAGCTCGTCTCGAAAAATATTTTAAAAAATGAAAATCGTAAAAGTAAGAAATGTCAAGACCCCGACCAGAGGAACGGGTCTGTCCGCCGGGCTGGACTTCTACATCCCGGAAGACTTCGAAGCCAAACAGATCTGGCCGGGCGAAAGCATCAACATTCCGTCGGGTATTCGAGCTCGAATACCCCGGGGGTGTGCCCTCATCATGTTCAACAAGAGCGGTATTGCCACCAAGCACCAGCTCCAGGTCGGAGCCTGCGTGGTTGACGAAGACTACCAAGGAGAAATCCATCTGCACGTCATGAACGTCGGCAAGGAGATCGTCATCCTCAAGCCGGGCATGAAACTGGTTCAGGGTTTGGTGATGCCGGTCTTATACGTCGGGGTGGAAGTTCTCGAATCGGAGGACGAGCTTTTCCCGCAATTGACCGAAAGAGGACAGGGGGGCTTCGGGTCCACGGGTGAATAGGGCCCCGGACCCAAAAGTTGAGGGTTTTATTGTTTCATTGTTTACAATTTTCCCATGGCCCCGGCCCAAAAAGTTGGTCAAACCATTGTTTCATTGTTTACAAATCAGCGGGACCCCCGGCCCCAAAAGTTGATAAAACCATTGTTCCATTGTTTATTGGCAAAAATCTCGACAGCCCCTCCCCTAAAATCCGGGGGACCCCTATTGTTTATTGTTTATTGTTCCAATGGAAAGAATCCCAAATCATTGATAATCAATCACTTAAATTAAAACAGCAGTAAACAATGAGAAACAATAATAAACAATCATTGTTTCTCGATAATCGATTGAATATCAATGGTTTAGGCCCTTGTAAACAATGTAAACAATAATTTAGGAGGAAAACCTGAATAGGAAATATGAGGAAAATTATGACCAATTTAGGAAATGAAAAATCACAAAATAGAGTGCACAGAAACATTGTTTACATTGTTTCTCGGGAGGAGAATTGGGGACCTAATCAATTGAATATCAATCACTTAGGTGAGAAACAATAGGAAATTTTATTGTTTACTACTGGTCAAATCTTGTTTACTATGGAAAAAACTGAGAAATTGGGGCTACCCCCAACTGGGAAACTTGGAGTGTTCCGGCGATGGCTGGGGATCTATTCAAAAGAGGAGCGGGAGGTCCTGGACTACGCCCGCAAATTGAAAAAGACCACCATGCAAATAGCACGGGGTCAGCTGACTCTGTTATCCCGCCCGGAATGGATGCGGCACGAGGACTGGGTTGAGGTCCGCAAACTACAAAACAAATTAGAAAGGAGGTGTAGAAAATGATTGCAATTTACCTGTTGGCCATCATCGGCCTGTTCGCGATTTTCGGCGGGATCCGCCAATGGTGGATCAGCCCCAAACGGAAATTGAACCGATCCATCAAGCAGATGGAGAGAGCGGAGAGACGGATTCAAAAGTTCAAAAAGAAGTCGTAGGCGAGTAGAATTGGTCCAGTAGAATTGGTCCAGTAGAATTGGTCCAGTAGAACTGGTGCCAAATTGGGCCTTCTCTCGACCCACAAATACTGGACGGCACTCGCGCATACGAAACTAAAAATTTTCAAGAATGAAAGCAAAACACTTTAAGCAGCTCGGGAAGAACTGGGCTTTGTACTCGGAGATTAATACCAAGTACTGTAATTGGACCCTCTCCATCGCCACGGTCCACGAAGGTATGATTTGGCCGAATGGCATTTCGGTCAAGTTCCTGTGGTTCGGTGTGACCCTCATTCGCGTAAGCGAATAAATTAAAGATCCCCGGGGCCAAACGCTCCGGGGATTGTTGTGCAGAAATAAATTTTTAATTTGTATAAGGTTTGATTATATTTGAGGCATGGCACGAAGTACATATAAAATGAGTCCGCTCGCCTATATGGAGGAGGGACAGAAAAGGCGAAACGCTGGAGAATTTGTAAAGCCCACCGATGCGGAGGAGCTTTATTTTGCATTCGTCGAGTATTGCAAATTCATGCAGGATAACTATTTCTCCCAGGCTCACAAGAATAAGAATGGCGAAGACTGTAGCGTCTACATTTCCCGCCCGATGACCATCGAATCATTTAGGCTGTTTGCTGGCATCAATCCTGTTGAGTACGAGGAGCTCACGGGAGACCCGGTAGCAGCTGCAATCGGTGGCACCATCGAGGACGCCATCAATTCCCAGCAAATTGAGGGAGCACTGGTTGGCAAGTACGCTGCCAGCCTCATCCAGGTACTTCAAGGACGCAAGACCAATGTCAACCTGACGGGAGGCATTACTCTCGAACAGATAACAGGAATGGAGGTAAAATAAAATGGGACGCCGGCTTCAATTTGACACCAAAGGCAACGAGAAGCAGAAGGAAGTGGCTCGGTTATGGCTTGATGACTCAGTCACTGACATTCTGTATGCTGGCACGAAAGGTGCTGGCAAATCGTACCTCGGGTGTTCCTTGATAGCCGGCGATGCCCTCACCTATCCGGAGACATTTTATTTTATTGCGCGCAAGACGGCCGCTGACTTAGTCCGGTACACCATCCCATCTCTCTACGAGGTATTTGCCCATTGGGGTATCACGGAGGACTACTACCACTTCAATGGTCAATACAATTTCTTCGAGTTGTACAACAAAAGCCGCATCTACCTCATCGATGCCAAGTACAACCCCAGCGATCCCATGTATGAGAGATTCGGGTCCATGCAGATGACTCGGGGATGGATCGAAGAGGGCGGAGAGTTTATCCGCGAGGCGAAGACCAACCTCCAGGCTTCCATCGGTCGATGGAAGAACGACGTCTACAAGCTGGCTCCCAAACTCCTCATCACCTGCAACCCGTCCAATAATTTCCTCTACACGGACTACTACAAGCCATGGAAGGAGAACAAGCTGCCTCCTTGGCGTCGGTTCGTCAAAGCTCTGCCCCAGGACAACAAGACTCTCCCAGACACGTACATTGAGGGGCTTCTCCGGAACCTGACCCAGTCGCAGATCGAGCGACTGGTCTTTGGCAACTGGGAGTATGACGATGACCCGAATTGGCTGGTCGACTATGATGCAGTGTGCGACATGTTCAGCAATGAGTTCGTACTCCCGACGGGCAATCGGTTCATTAGCACTGACCTTGCCGGGAAAGGTAGAGACAGTTGGGTGGTTGGAACCTGGGACGGCATGGTCTGTCGGATCCCCATCGCCAAAGGCTTCTCGGAAGGCAAGGAGATGGAGGAGAAGATCGCCAAATTGGCCACCGGTCTGAAAGTCCCCCGGTCCAGCATCGTCTCTGACGCTGACGGACTTGGGTTCTACTTGGAGAGCTACCTGAAAGGCATCCGGGAGTTTCACGGAGGACAGTCAGCTATTGACTCCAAGACGTACAACAACATCAAGTCGGAGTGCGCATTCAAGCTGGCTGAGCTCATCAACAAGCGCCAGATCCACATCATCTGCTCTCCCGAAGTTCAGGAGAAAATCAAGCAGGAGATGACTGTACTCAAGTCCAAGAACACGAACTCCGCTGAGCAGAAGCGAGAGCTCATCTCCAAGGACACCATGAAGCAGCTCCTCGGAAGGTCACCGGACTTCCTGGATATGCTCATCATGCGAATGATATTTGAGATCAAGCCGAAGGCGACTGGCATGAAGTCCGCCAAAATCATAATCCCTGCAAAACGATGACACTGCCTATCATAGACCATCTCCGAGTAATGCTTCAGGATCTTGCTCCCGGAGCAGTTTTCGAGTGCGACCAGGCTCGGATGCTGAATGTCAAAGTGGACACAATGCCTCGATTTGAGACCGGACTCAACGGAGAGGTCATCAAGGACTCAAATGGGAATCCGGTCAGCACTACGTTCATCTACATCGAGGAACCGACTCAGGGGTACTATGACATACCGTACAGAGGCCACCAGAGACAGCGATTGCCTTTGATGATTTACTTCTGTAAGTTCGAGCCAATGGGCAATGACGCCTACAAAGGGGATACTCCATTCAGTACTGAGTCCAAGACGACATCGAGGCTCATCCTGAGAGACGAGCTGGAGAGGACGCTCGTAAGGCCCTTCCTCCTTCGGTTGAAGACTTCCAGACTTGGCATGCTTTACCCGGAGATGATGAACACGGTACGAATAGTCTACCCATCTGCCAGATTTGATGCTAACGAGGTCAGTGTGGGCATTGAGCTGACTACATATTCCGACTGGTGCATTTGGTCCGAAGATCCCGGCATGGATCTCATAGGCAAGAGATTAATAGACTTGCCTGTTGGTACTGACCTGTCCGGCAGAATGATCCGATGCTTGGTCCCCAATGGTATATTCCAAGCTGCCCCAAACGCTCAACGCTTTGCCCCTTGGATTCTTCACAAAAAGAAGAGATTTACTTTCGTTGTCGCTATTGTTGCGTCAGCTAAACCTTTCCCAGTCTTACAATTTACCGTAGGGGATTCAATGTCAGGTTGGACCTCGTTGTATTACGAAATCCTAAAGTCTAACCCGGAGGACTGGAACTTGTGGTATAACCCAGGTTTTACACTCAAGGCCCTCGAAGGAACGACGATTCTTAACACGGCTCCCGAGGCATTTAAGCAATATCCATTTAACACGCTCACAATAGTAGGATGATGCAGCGAATCGACATACAAGGCGGTCAGATGACGTTCGGCCAACGCATAGAGCTTGGCCGGATCATCACTGACAAGGAACTGACCGACATCGACAAGATGAAAGAAGGCATGCAATGTCTCGGCGTCAAATGGAGTCTGAGGAACACCTCCGAAATTGTCGAGTACTGGTATGAGATTCTTATGGGCATTAAGTACTGGATTGAACGAGAACAGGCTGAGCTCAAGTATGAGCCCAGTGCCGAGGAGAAGGCAGCCGGAATTGCTCAGTTTTCTCTATTGGTTGGCGAGATGGCTACCATCACTGCACTGGCCAAGGACTACTCGAAGGACCCGGACGAGATCCTGGAGTGGAAATACGGAAAGGTATACAACCTCCTTTTCACGAACTTGCAGAGTCACCTCTTCCGTGAGCGATTGAACAAGGAACTGGAGCGTAAGGCTCAGCAGAAAGCCAATGCTCGCAAACCTCGAAACAAATGGCGGTAGGACTGGAACAGATATTGGCTGAGGGCCTCACCCAGATGAGGAATGAGATCATCCGGGCATCACAGGACGCCGGGCAGGAAGCCTCCGGCAGAACCTATGCTCAGATAACAGTCCAGACGGGACGGGAAGGCGAAACAGTTTGGGGGACAATCGAAGCCCCGAACTACTTCTACACTCTCATTCGTGGACGAGGTCCTGGAAAGATCCCCGCCAATTTGGGACAGATCATAATGGAGTGGGCGAAGCTCAAAGGCATAACCTTTTCGGACCCAAAGGACCTGGTCCGGTTTGGTAATGCCACTGCATGGAAGATAAAACGAGAAGGCTCAGAGCTTTACCGCAATCACATTTACGTTGACTTGGTAGACACTCCAGCTGATAACTTCGAGGAGTATCTGGCTCAGCATTTGGACAAGACAATGGAGGTCCTCATTGAAGAGGCATTCACTCCTGACAACAATATGGACCACGGATATATAATATAACGCGATATGGCAATTACCAATCAACCGGCTGAGGATTCTTTATACTCAGCATATTCGCAAATACCAGTTGAGACCGACAACTTAACATCCGGGCTTGAGATCAAGACTCAGAACTTTGACGAGGACAACATGATCTCGTTGAATATTATAGACAATGAGGAGGTCGAAGTAATTGATAACAGTGGAGGTAGTAGTAACAACTATTTTGTGAAGTTTCCTATCCGTAGAAAGGCGGTACCCGGGGAATGGTATGCTTTTAGGGTTTCTCACGGGGCTGGAGTGGGTGCCACTTCACTCACCGTTGCTTTGTTCCAAGCAACCAATTTGGATGCTCCTACCACTGTGATTGCTAAAACAAATATACCAATTGGTGCCAACATGACGTGGAAGGTTCAGGTACCGACCAGTGTTACAGTAGGATACCCTCGCGTTTTACTTGTCATTTTTGCAGGTATTGAAGGAGCAACAGCTGGAGTGAAGGTTACTCTCTCAGGTATGAGTTTGGCCTACGGGAATAACTTTATCGGCTATAGCCCCAGTCCAGTTAAAGCAGCGAACTCACTAACTGAAAGCATCGACATCTACAGAGACTCGGGATTCGGGACGACGAAGAAATACGATCTCAGCTTTTTAGCTAAATCCGGATTCCGGGATCGTTCCAGAACATTCCCGTACATTGACCGACACATAAACTGTGGCATTGACTACAACCTCATATCAGCATACGCCTACAGAGGCATTGGCAAACAGGATTTCAATGTCCGGTATGCCTCCCGAGGAGTACGACCCCGAGGACACAGAGTCGACTTCTCCAGGTCAAATGTAGGACTGGTATTGACTGACAGAACTCCTGACAACAAGAGGAATCTGTACGTAAAAAAATACTATGGTTACCCATACTTCGTCACCCTGTTCCCGAAAGGAATTTTTGGAACTAGTCCCGCTATCTCGATCGACGTTCGTGTTATGTTAGTTGATTACGAGGAAGAGGATCGATTTGGCATTTCCAGCCGACTCAACATCCCGTTTGTGTACGAATTTGAGGACGAATATGCTGACGCAGCTGAATATGTAAAACTTTCTGATGGAGTATATTCTAATGAAGCATGGAATATCATATTTGTTGACACGGAGGTACCTTGCAACCCATTCTATATTCGCTGGATAAACCGAAAAGGCGGATGGGACACGTACATGTTTGAGCAACACAAGAAGTATACGCAGGAGGTTGACCGGGGAGACCAATACGTATTAGCGAATTCCAGAGACCCCTATGCCTCACAGACGAGAGGCGAGTTAGCTCCGGAGTTTAAGAACATAGTCCAAGCAGGAGCAGAACAGCTTGATGAGAACGACTTCAACTTGCTCAAAGGAATTGCTCTCTCGCCTCTTGTTCAAATGTACAACTACTCAGTCGGGGCATGGCAACGAGTCCTGGTAAATGACACGGACTTAACTTGGGACACCAAGACTCCCAGGAACACTGTTAGCTACGAGTTCCAGCTTATTGACGAACAAACTCAGTGGTAATATGAACTACGAACTACTCATGAAAGGCATTGACGGCGAGGTCTGGTCACTGGACCTCCCGCTGGATGCTCCTGCGATGAATTACCAGATCAACAATCTGGCGGAGCTGAAAGACCGGAATGCCTCATATTCTCAGCGGATCAGTCTGCCCAGGACGACTCACAATGAGCAAGCATTTCAGTTCAGTTTTGTGATTGGCTCGGGGTCTTATGTGCCATACATGAAGTTTCCTTGCCAACTATTCTATGAGGGAGCACTCATATCCCCGGCTGGAGCAGTATTGAACATCGTAGACGTATCAGATACATCGATCGGGGTCCAGATCCTCGGGGCAACCGCTGACCTGTTCGATACACTAAACAACACTGACGCGAAGGACCCCGGGGATGGTATGTTCCTCCTCAAGTGGTACACGGACACAATGGGACAGACTGAGCGATACCTCTCAGGCCCCGAAGAGGCTCAAGTACTGTACTTTTGGCTGTATGCAACTCTACAAAAGAACCCGAACATCCCCCCGGTCTCCATGGAGGCAATCAGGCAAGTCAGGGAGTTGGACAAGTTCTACCCCCACCTCAACTGGTATGACTTGGTGACATGGATCTTCGATCGAGCAGGCTACAGTCTCGAGACCGACGTGGACCCAGTCGACCGAGCCGAAATGTTTTTGCCTTGCACTTACCCCGTTTTGGCAGACAACCCCAAGGCCCCGAAAGCATCCGGAACTGGCTGGGTCAAGGATCCCGCGGTTGGCACCACGGTCGGGGTGATATGGGAAGGCTACCCCGGGGTAACTCTCAGTGACCCGGTCGCCGGACGTTTGATTATAGGCACCGAATCCGGAACATTCAGCTGGATGACTCTATGGGACACGACCATCACGTTTAGTTTCTCATGGTCCAATATTTCTGCCATCCAAAATGGTGCGGTGGCAGTCAAAGTTACCCACTACAAGAACGACGGAACCAGTGCTATAGTGTTGACCAGGTCCTGGACATCGGGGTCTTCTGGCAGCGTTTCGGTCGACATCCCGATGGAGGCAGGGGAGCACATACTGGTGTCTGGAACTCTCGCCGTAATCCGTCGCCCTGCCAGTCAGTTTGACATGAGATTTCCGGTCAGCATTACTGCTCCTCCTGTGCCTGAAACTTCACCAGGGGATAAGCCCCAACCCGGACTAACCTATGACCTCCTGGCCTCTACTGGATTTAAGAGCTTGGGAGACATAGTCAAAGCTTTCTTCCAGCTGTTCGGGCTAACCATCGACGTGAATCCCGCTACCAAAGTAGCAAGAGCATACTCGGTTCAGGAGTTCTACAACAGACGAAGCTCGTCCGGGAAGAATTGGTCTGACAAGCTGATCAAAGGAAAGGACACCAAACTTACGTTCCAGTTGTCCAACTATGCCCAGTCCAACGAGATAAAGCTGGAGGATAACAAGGACAACAACGTTACTGACTCGTACAAGTTCAGCATCCCGGACGTCAACCTCCAGCCCACCAAACTCCTGTTCCAAATTGGGTTCTTGGCAGGGCTCAACCAAGACCTCTATGATGCGGACACTACAAATAAGATTCATACACTTGCTAACTACCCTATCTGGACCATCAATAGAGGTCGGATGGAGAACGGGGAAATGACCGAGACGACTTGGGAGTACAATGCTCTCAGTAAGCCGATGGTCGTCCACATCAATAAGTCTGACTATATGTGGCCACAGGTAAGCGTCGGCTATAGCCTTACCCGAGTCAGACTATACACGGCGTATTTCAAAAATTTGAATTACTACGTTCCTAAGTACTACGACAAGCTCATCAACAATATACTCAAAAGACCAAAGATCCTACAGACCCAGATCCTTCTGGACTCGCTTGACATCCAAAGTCTGGACCTGTTCAACCCGGTATGGCTGGAAGAGCATGGGTTCTGGTTCTACGTTTCGAAAATAAACAACTTCCAAGCTGGAAAGATAACCAAAGTAGACCTAATACGAATGTAATATGGCCGAAGAACAGAAAAGTACAATCTACAATGTCCGGGTAACAGCTGAGGATGCCCTCAAAACGTTAGCCGAATTGAAACTCCGGTCCCAGGAGCTGAGGGATCAGCAGAAGGCTCTGGGCAAAGTGACTGAGGAGAATGCTCAAGAGTACTACGCACTTGACAACCAGATCAAGGCAATCAACAGCGAGGCGAACAAGTACCAGAAGCAAATCCAGAACAACATTAAGCTCCAGAACCAACAGGAGGCAAGTTTAGCAAAACTTAGAACCCAGCTGGCTTTGGACAATGCCGAGTTTGCAGAGCTGGGCAACTCAATGCAGGACGCGGCTCGTAAAGCCGAGCTCGGCAAGCGCATTGCAGAAACCACCGAGGAGCTCAAAGCTCAGGAGGAGGCACTCGGGGACTATCGCCGGTCAGTTGGTAACTACGAGAAAGCAACGGATAACCTGAAACAGGAGCTCAACGACTTGACCGACACTCTGATCCGGATGGCTCAAGCCGGGGATACGAGTTCAGCATCCTTCAAGGAGATGGTCAAGCGAGCTGGGGAGCTCAAGGCGGCAGAGGACACGGTCAATACAGCCATCGACCAGACTGGACGAGGAATCGACACCCTGGTCGCTGTCACGGATGCAACTTCGGCAATCACTTCCGTCTACGGTTTATGGACCACAGCCACTCAGGTATTGGGGAGCGAGAATGAGGAGCTCAATGCTACCATGACGAAGATGATAACCATCATCACAGCTCTCTCCTCTTTGTCTTCACTCCAAGCAGCTCTCTCCAAGACAGAAGCCACGTATCGTGCTGCATCCAACTTGGTTCAGCTGGTTGGCATCAACCAGACTCTCGCCGAGACGAAAGCGATAGCTGCTAAAAATGCCGTACAAGGAGCTGGCAACATCCTCACCAAAGCAGCAGCAGCTGCCACATGGCTTTGGAACGCGGCTTTGGCTGCCAATCCCGTTGTATTGGTGGCATCGGCAGTGGGCGGATTGGTGGCTGGAGTGGTTGCTCTTACGAACGCATTTAACAGTAACACGGAAGCTCAAGAGAGAGCAACCCGGGCAATGGAGGCATACAATCGAGCTGCCGAAGCCTCTACGTATGTACTGGATCAGATCGAGACCAAGCGGAACACTCTGTCCAAAGCCGAGGAGATCCGGGGCAAGAGAGAAATAGAAAATCTCAAAGCCAATCATGCCACGTCGGAACAGATCGCCGAAGCTCAGCTTAAAACAGCTAACAAGCTCCGCGAGATTGAGATGAGTGCAGCTCGTCAAAGACAGATGGCTGCAATGGATGAGTTCGACTCCTTGAAGAAGGTGATTGCAGCCAAGGAGGAGGAGCTCAACACATGGTCAGGAAGCTTGGCCAAATACAAGGAGGCCAAAAAGGAACTCGATGACTTGAAAGGTCGATACCAAGAACTGTTCCGGACAATCGAGAATGAAGGAGCCGCAATTGCTAACTTGGCTCTTGAGACTGCAATAGCCAACCGGGAGGCTCAGCAGGCCATTGCCGATAAGGCTCTGGAGGTTGCTTTGAAGAACTCGGAAGCCATGCAGAAGATCCGGGAAGACGATCTCAGGTTCCAAACAACATTCCAGTCTACGAGCATTGCCATCCGGATGGAGTATGAGAAAAAGCTCTACAAGGCAGCTCAGGATGGAGCCCGGGAACGTCTGGCTCTCCAGAAAGCTCACGGCAAAATTACTAATAAGGAGTATCAGACGGCTCTGAATGCCATGGCTCGGTCTGACAAGCAGTTCTACGAGAATCAAGCCAAACAGCTCAATGACTACCTTGCGGGGGTGAGATCAAACATATTGGCTGTAGCTTCCGGAGGCACAGTCGATATGCAGATTGCTCAGGTTACTCAGAAGTACCAGGACGCCATGAAGGAGCTGGCCAACATTCAGCCTCCCCAGTTCGTGAGAGGTATGAGCGAGGAGGAATACCAGAAAGAGTATGCCGCTTATGAGCAGTTCCTGGTCAACAGAGCCGAACTCGAGAAACAGATTCAGCAGAACCTCCAGGACGAAATCAAAAAGATCCGAGAGGACGCTACCAAACAGCAACTTGACCGGTTCAACCAAACTCTAAACGAACAGTATGCCGAGGACCTCTCGAAGGCATCGGACAACGAAAGGAAGAAGCTGGAGCTCGAGAATGAGATGCTCCAGAAGCAAATCGAAGCCAGGAAAGCTGCCGGGGAGAAAACCTATGAGCAGGAGGCCCAGCTCCGAGCCAACAATCTTCGTCTCCAGCAAATGGACCTCGACAAGGAGCTCGCTCAAGCCGAGTTAAATCACAAGTCCAAGTATGAGATCCGGAAAAGGTATCTGGAGGCAGAGTTGGCAGCAGCTCAAGGAAACGAGGACGCCATTGCTCAGATCCAACTTGAGATGGCCGAGAATGAAGAGGCTTTATGGGAGGAGCGAATTGAGAAGCTCAGGGAGTATGCTGAAATAGCATCCGGCTTTGCTAATGCTTTCAATGACTTGGCCAGTGCTCTCGGGGAGCGCCGGGCTCAGGAGGTAGAAGAACAGTACAGCCGGGAGGAACAGGCTTTGGCAAATATGTACGCCAATGGCCAAATCACAGAGGCCAAGTATAACGAGAAGAAAATTAAGATGGAGAAGCAGAAGGAGAAAGAACTGGCCAAAATCGAACGGGAGCAAGCTATCCGGGAGAGAGCAATGGGCTCCTTCAAGATTGGCATCGATACTGCCATCTCCATCATGGCATCCGCTAAAATGGGATTTCCCATGGCTATCCCATTCATCGCAGCAGCTGCAGCTCTCGGGGCCGTCCAGTTGGCAGCCCTTTGGGCAGCTCCTCTGCCGAAAGCCGCAAGAGGTAAATACATTGAGGGTCCCAGTCATGCCGCTGGGGGAGTGCACATTGAGGCGGAAGGAGGCGAGACCATCATTAACAAGAAGTCGAGCCGCATGTTCCTGCCTCTTCTGTCAGCCATAAACGAACTCGGTGGCGGAGTACCGTTCACTAAAGTTGGATCGGACGGGGGATATGCTATCCGATCATTCGCTGAGGCGTCGGAACCTATGAATCGGCTTGACATGGAGAGGGCAATTAAAAAAGCATTTGACCAGGTGAGAGTGATTGCTACAATCGAAGATATTCGGAGGGAAGATGCTAACTACGTGCAGATTCAAGACCGGGCTAATTTTTAAATAACCCAGCACAAATAGTATTTCAATATCTATTAGGAATAATTATATTTGTATCGAAATAATTTGGCACATGATATTCATCAACTTAAAAGGCGCAATTGACTCCGAAGAGAATCGGGTCATGATGGAGCTTTGGGGTGGGACCTCAGAGATCTGCTCCGTGGAGACCTTCCGCCGGGTACTTGATGAACACCCCGACGAGCAGGAGGTGTGCATCAACATTGACTGTGACGGGGGCTCTGTTGAGGAGGGCTTCAAGATTTATGACCTTCTTCGCATGAGTGGGAGGACGATATATACAAATATTGTCGGGGGATGCCACTCGATGGCAGTGTGCATCCTGTTGGCAGCTCCGGCAGAGAACCGGTCGGCAAACAGGAATTGCCGGGCACTCATCCATCGGGTATACATGCCGGTCGGGGATTGGCTCACTTCCGACGATGCTCGTAGCATTGCCGAGGAGCTTGCTCTGGAGGAGGAGGCTATTCTTGACGTGTATGTCGAGAGAACAGGTCAGGACCGGGAACGGCTCCGCAATGTCATGCATGAGGAACGCATCCATGATGCCAAATCACTTCTTGACTTGGGATTCATTTCCAAAATCAATTCATACAACACAAACCAAATTTTTAATGCTATGGCAAAAAACGAAAAAAGCGCTTATGAAAAATTCATGAGCAAAGTCAAGGCATTCCGGAATGGCAAGAAAGGCGCTCCCGCCAACTTCGATTATCTGGATGCTGAGGGTCAGGTCGTTCTCCAGACCGTAGGTGAAGAGGACAATCTGGCCGAAGGTGTAGAGGCAACTCTCGCCAACGGCGAGACGTCGGGCACTGTCGTTCTGGAAGACGGCCGGGTGGTTACCGTCGAGGACAATATCGTCACCGACATCGAGATGGAGGACACCGAGTCTCTCGAGGACCGCGTTGCAGCACTGGAGGCGATGCTCGACGAGGCAACGAACCTCATCGAGGAGCAGGAGAACGAACTCCGCAACCTCCGTGGTAGCAACTACCGCCCGAAGAACCGCAAGACGGTTCTGCCCGGAGGAAAGAAGCCCGAACCCTCGGCAGCTGACCTCAAGAACGAAGCTCGCGAAAAGCTCCAGAAGGTCAACGCTGCCAAAAAGATTCTCAAGTAGTCAAACTCAAAAACTTTAAGAACTATGGCAGCTAAAAATGGCGGATTCCTTGACATGGACAAGTTCACTTTTTGTGGACGTGTCATTCAGGCAATCTCGGAGATGATTATGGAGGACACCATTCAGGGTCCTGACATCAACTCCATTCACACAGTCTTCCCCGACATCATCACTAACACCGAGGTGGGTTACATCGGTGAGGGTGGCATGGTCGGCGTGGTCAACACCGGGTGTAACCCGACTCCTCAGCCGTGGAACATCAACACCCGCAAGCTGAAATGGGAGCCCGGCACCTGGGAGATACTCCTGTCCCAGTGTTACACTGACCTTCAGCAGTCGGCAACTATCTACTCTCTCCGCACCGGCGTCGACATTCCGGACTTCACGGATACGGACTACATGAACATCGTCATTGAGGTTCTGGAGCGCTCCATTATGGACTTCTGGTACCGCCTGTTCTGGTTCAACGACAAAGACGCCAAGAACGTTACCAACAGCGGTATCATTACGGATGGGCTCGACCTGAAATTCTTCACCATCATCAACGGTTTCTGGAAACAGATTACCACACAGGCTACAGCCAATCCGTCCCAGCGCGGAGCCACCATTACGGAAAATGCTGGGGCATCTTATGCAGCTCAGAAGCTTACTCCGGCCAAGGCCAAGGAATACATTCAGTCGGTCGTGTTTAGTGCCCCGCTTCTGCTCCGTCAGCAGTCTGACAAATTTATCCTCGTTACCCAGTCGGTCTACGATGCCTATCAGCAGTCTCTTATGGACGCTTGCTGCCTCGAGTCGGCTCGCTTGGCTCTGCTGAATGGCATGGAGGCTCTCAGCTTCAATGGCATCCCTGTCATCGCAATGCCCATCTGGGACAAGATCATCGCTACGTCGGAAGACACTGGCACGAAGCTCAACAACCCCCATCGAATTCTCTTCACCTCGAAGAGCGTGCTCGGCATAGGTGTTGATGCAATCGACAGCTTCGAGAAGATGCGGATCTGGTACGAGTACAAAGACCGCGTAGTCTACGTAGAACTCATGGGTCGGGCGGATGCCAAGCTCACTAACCCGGATATGTTCTCGGTAGGTATCTAATCCTCAAAAATATAAGAAAATGGCAGGACTTGATTGTTCTAAAATCAAAACAGGATTCACCAACCAGGTGTGTGGTAAGCCGGCAATCGCCGGCACCACCGCCAGGGTGATTCTCCTCAGCTACTCGGACGTCGACAAATCGAAGTCTGTTGTAACTGACAACGTTATCTCTTCGCTCATCCTCAAGGCCGGTGCCACTGGTTACGAAGTCGACTCGCTGCCCAACGCAACAGTTGGCTCTGACACCATCAATGCTGGCACGTATCTCAAGACCCACCAGCACAACGTGGTCGTCCGAATCTTCAAGAAGTCGGAAGCAGCCAAGAAGTTCGTAAACGGCCTGACCAATGCCCGCGTCATCGCTATCGTCGAGAACAACGACACCGGAGACAACGGGGACACCAAGTACGAGGTGTATGGCTGGGACTCGGGTATGGAGCTCACCGAAATCACTGTCACTACCGAAATGACCGACGGAGTCGCTTACCAGGTAACTCTGGCCAACGGTACCATCGCTCAGGAAGGTTCGCTCCCGATGAGCCTCTTCAACACGGACGAGAAGACCACCGACCTCATGGTAGAGGGACTCCTTGCCGGAGGCAGCACCGGGTGTACGGCAAAGGGCATGATGGAGTTCCTGAATGACACTGAGGAGTCAGTAGGAAATATGGTTCCCATCACCCTGACTCGAGACAGCTGTCAGACAATTACCAAAGTGAACATGCCCGCAGCTCCTGCGTCTCCGAATCCGGCTGTTGCATTCCCGGGATCGGGACTTCCGGCAAACTATATCTTCGTCAATGGTACTTCAGGAGACGCAGCTAATCCGCCCAAACTGTACTACATCAACAACTCTGGGCCCTCCCAGACGGAAACCCAGTGGGGTGCCAAGATTGACGACGAAAACATCCGGAAGCGGTACATCAACGGAGAGTATGTCATCGTTCTGAGCACCTATGTAGGTGCCCCGAAATCGTAGCACTCATGACTGACATGCTCGAAAGACTGAGAGCTTACCAATCCAAGTATGGGTCCCTGAAAGGCGAAGCCTATCGGGCCCATACATTGGAATTGGAAAAGAATCCCGCTCTCCATCGAGAAGTAGACGAACTTTCTCGGTACTTTTTGAATAAGTCAGTTTCCCGATGCGGCTTCTGCCTGATCGAAGCCGACTTAGCACTAAGAAGAATAACAGAACAACAGATGAAAAACGTAGCACACCCCGATTACGAACTCCGAGCAGGTACTCTGCTCCACGACCCAATCAACAAAGAGTTCAGCAAGATCCTCACTCCGAGAAACATCACGGAGGAGCTTTGCTTGTACCACATCGCATTCAACAAGGATGCTCTTTCGTACTTCACCCGGGTCCCCGAAGATCTGAACGACCGGCTGGAGAAGTTCATGGCACGTTACGGCAAGGAAATGCCGGACAAGGACGTGGAAATCAAGAAGCGCCAGGCTCAGGTTCTGAGCAAGCAGATTGAGTCCGTGAAAGCAGAACTCGAAGAGCTGAACAAGAAACAGACCGAGCTGAACGCCAAGCTCGATGAGTACTCCAAAGCCATGGGAGCAATCCACGCTATTCTCGATTCTGCGAGGGCCGAGGAGAAGACCGAGGAGAAGACCGAGGAGAAGACCGAGGAGAAGACCGAGGAGAAGACCGAGGAGAAGACCGAGGAGAAGCCCGCCGACATCGACACCGAGGTGAAGGAGTTCATCGACGCCGGGATGGACCTGGAAGCCATCAAAGAAGCCTATGCAGACTCGCAAATGTCTGCCGAGGAGATCGAAGAGGCTTACAACCGGGTAGTCAATCCCGTTTCGGAGGCTCCCAAGAAGGGGGCCAAAAAAGGAGGGTCCAAATAGGACTGGTAATAGGACGGGGTCGCTTCCCGTCCCTCCTACTATTAAAATTACGCCAGTATGAAAGTTGCACAGATCAAATCAGCTCCTCAGTTCGTATCCCGGGACTGGAGACAATATGGCATCCAGACATACGGAGATACAAATGATTTTCCCCAGACGGTCAGCGAGATTGTTCAAGCCTCAAAGACCGGCAATGCCTGTGTGAGCATATACAATGACTTCGTATACGGTCACGGATTCAAAGATCCGGGTATCTACAAATTGCGGGTCAACAAAGAAGGGGAGAAGCTCGACAAGATCCTCCGCATGGTATGCAAAGACTTCACGTTATGGCATGGGTTCGCCATCCATGTTAACTACAATATGAACTTCCGCGTCAGTTCGATCCACCACATTCCGTTCGAGTCTCTCCGACTGGAGAAGGCGGACGACAATGGGTTTATTGGCCGGACGGCATACCATCCGGATTGGGGTCACCGAGACAAGACGAGGTCCCGGTGGTCGCCGTCTGACATTGAGTGGTTTCACCTCTTCAACCCGGATCCGGAGGTTATCCTGAACCAGGTGGAAGAGGCTGGCGGATGGGACAACTACAATGGCCAGATCCTCTACTTCTCCGGGGACTCGGAAGGTAGCCCCTCTTACCCAATCCCCATATTCATCGCGGAGATGACTGACATGAGGACTGAGGAAGCACTTGCTAACGTAGCCGGTCGAAACGCATGCTCCAACTTCCTGACGGCGGGAATTTTGGTAGACATCAAAGACGAGACCCAGGACGAGTCCCAAGTCAATGAGACTCAGGAAGAGCTCAACAAGTTTCAAGGAGACGAGAACACATCTCAATTGTGGTACATCCAGTGCAAGTCAAAAGACGAGGTGCCTCAATTCATCAAGTTCTCGGGAGAGAACTACGACAAAGCATTCGAAGTAACGCAGAGAGTCATCCCGGAGAACATTGGTCAAGCCTTCAAGCAGCCTCCTATTCTTCGAGCTGTTGACGTGGGAGCTAACTTTGGGGCTGATCTCATGACCAATGCCTACAAGTACTACAACTCTGTTACAGTCCGGGAGCGTCAGCAGCTGGAGGAGACTTTCGTATCGATCTTTGAGTACTGGTGGGCTCCTTTGGAAAATCCCGACTTCGCTATTCAGTCTCTCACTTACAATGCCGGCGAGTCTATAGCAGACAGAATTGGCAAGGACAACATGACTCAGGTACTGGAGATTATCCGGGACCAGATGCTCTCCACTGTTCAGAAGAGAAACATGCTCAAGCTCATTTATGGGCTTTACGACGAGGAGATTATAAAACTCATGCCCGATGATACTCAACTCTAACGACCTTCGGAATGTTCGGCCGATAGCCGAGAACATCAACGATCCGGCCAGACTGGAGCCATACATACGGGAGGCTGAGACTCTCAGACTGGTGGATGCCATAGGAGCCAATCTCTACAGATGGCTCGACGAGACAGACTTTTCCGGCCCCGGGCCTTTCCAATACGGGGACGTAACCATTACAAAAGATCAGTACACTGCCGCCATGGAAGGCGGGTATTATGATGGTGGCTGCTCCGGGGATGGTCGAAGCGAAGGACTCAAGATCGCCATTGCATACATTGCGTATTCCCGATTCATCGTCAACAATCCAATCAACCCCACTGCCTTCGGGGTGAGGTACAAAGATGGCGAATTCAGCACTCGAGTAGAAGACAACATCATCATCCGTAGCTCGAACGAAGCACGGAACATCGGGGAAGCCTACCTCGAGAAGGCTATAAATCACCTTAAAGCTCTGCGGTTACTGACTCCGTGTACTGAATACAAGGAGTCCCCGTCTCGTAAAATGATTATAGGACGTAATAAATTATAAGTTTAACAGATATGGAGGAGGAAGTCATGAGAGTGGGAAAATGGATATGCGGGAGCATTGTAGGGTTTTGGGGGTTTTTAGCTCCGGTCCAGGTCCTTATCCTCTGTGTCTGTATTGCCATTATCGTCGACTTCATAACTGGAAATATTGCTGACTACAAGCGCCACAAACGAGCCCATCAAAAATATGTGTTCAAAAGCGAGAAAATGTGGGACACGTGTTGGAAGTTGGGGCTCAGCATTATCGGTATTGGCATGGCCTACATGCTTGACGTGCATGTCCTCCCGAACTTGGGGGGTCTCAACCTTGCCAACTTCTTCGCTGCTTTTGTGGTAGGGACTGAGTTTTGGAGCTTTCTGGAGAACTCCGCAATCATTTCGAATCATCCCATATTCCGGGCTCTCCGGTCATACATGGAGAGATCTGTCAGCAAGAAAACTCAAATAGACTTTGAATGCCATGAAGACAAGTAAGTATTTTAAGCCCGAAGAATTCGAGCGATGCAACCCGTCCTGCTCCATTGAAGACATGGACCAGGATTTTCTCGATCTACTGGATGACCTTCGCGAAAAGGCAGGCATCCCCCTCGTCCTCAATTGCGCTTATCGTTCCAAAGAACACGATAAGGC